AATTACCACCGGGTATTGTCGGGCCTATTAGATATACATTCGTTTTATATAAAACAGACAAACACGCAAATGTGCAGTTACGTGAACGACTGGAGTCTCATTAGCAAGGGTGCTAACTATGTTAAATGGCTAATAGAAAAACTAATTATATACTTTATATATTTTGTCGTCTTAATCAGTAAGCGCATTCCCCGAGAATTTAGAGAGAGCGTGTTCTGCAAATTGGCCTCAAAAATATTATACGACATTTTTATTATAATACTGGAGAGTCGCTGTTTATAAGTTCAAATAATTTAGCATTAATATTGTCCTATAAAAATGGACGATATTGATATAACAACCCCTGGGTTTTCATTAGGTAATGTTCCTGATTTAACAGAAATCGTATCTAATATTGTTGACACAACGGACCCCGACGTGCCGGATTATGCCATGTATATTTTGGGGGCTATGCTTATGGCTCTTGCAGGCATTGTGTTTCTATATAAATTTGCAAGACGCGGCCAGCGAGTTACGTTTCAAGACAAACTGGAGGAATGTTACGGTGACAAGTGTCATGCGTAATTTAGCGCCTTCGCGCAGTTCTTCCTCCAAAAATCCCGAACGGCTTAGCCTTTTTGGCCTTCTTTGTCTTCTTTTTTGAAGCGGTCTTCTTCTCTTTTCTCTCTTTCTTCTTACTATCTGATTTCTTCTTGATTGAATCAGCTGGTTTATAATTTAAGAACATCTCCTCAAACGCCACAGGGTCACCCCTTTCCTTGAGTTCCTTGTATTTTTCTGCCTTGTGCGCGCGCATTTCTTCTACAGACTCTTGGTGCCCATAGCAGGTGATACTGAAACGTCTAAGCAATCCCTTTTGCTCTAAACGGTTCTTCTGCTGAACATCAAATAGATATTTGGACATGCATAATATCCTATCTAAAAAGAGATTGTAATAGGGACGGTCTGCGTACACAAATGCCAAGTAAAAACTCAACATGGTGTCTACGGTTGCGATCTTGACAGTTTGGCCGCCGATGCTGAGGTTGTTGTAACTGTGGCACGCAATTGGTTTGTAAATAAAGGCAACTGTATCGTTACCAACGCGGACTTCATAGTGCTCAGGGATAACATCGCCAATATTTGCATGCTTTATAATCTTTACATTTTTTACATTAATATCCCCCAGCCGTTCCTTGACAATTTCCGCGGTCGTTTGTGGGTCGGTGGCCAAGACGTCGAAATCGGCGTAACGCTCCAACTTGTGACGCAAATTCTTGGGCATGTATTGAGAATAGAGAGAAATCGCATACCCGCCAAAGAATACGACGCCCTGGTTTATTAGGGTATTTCGCACATTGTCATATATGTGGTCCTCCTCAGTTTTATTTTCCATTTCGCGCTGAAACTCCACAGAGTTGCAATTTACGTCTGTAACGGAGAAATGCTTATTCAATAGTGTGAGACGTTTAAGCACCTTTTCCCACCGGCTGGTGTCTCCGGCAGGTCTGGACAATTCAAGGTACATGGACATTCTTAAATAGTTAGGGGGAGCATATAGTATTCCGCCAACGCGCAGCGCATCCTTTTTGATCGCATTATAGACGCCCTTTGGCAAAAACGTAATATCCGCCACTGGCATAAAATTCACGAACACCTTATATGTTCCGGTGTGCTGTCCAGATTTGGCCTCTACATCGGTGAAGCCGCTTTGGTAATATATATCGGCCAGTTCCTTTGCGTCCTGCAACGCATTGGTTGAAAAAAAATCATAGTCGGGTACCTCAATCTCCTTATTATAAAATTGATCATCTATCGGCAGTATGTTATTTATAGCGGTGCCTCCGTAGCAAATCAGACTCTTTTTCTTAAGAAAGTTCTCAACTATAGTAATAATTTGCTGAATTTCGCGCGAGTTAACGACGCGTTTGCCTATTTTTTCTTCTGCTTTATCAACCGCTTGACGGAGAATAGCCAACTCACAATCAGAGAAGTTTAGTCCTCTGCATATATTTTTTCGAGCCATACCTTCTTATACATATACGAAGATTAATTATTATACAAATTATTATACAATTATACAAATTATTATACAAATTTTATATAATAATTCCGTCTCGTATTAAATTTTGAAGCTATAATAGTCGGTTTCCACCTTACGCGTAGCATAGGAATAAGCAGGGTTCTGCGGTGTGGGTGCAGGAATAGTCACAATCTGATTCCTTAAATTCGCGGGCTTTAAACAGAAGGCATACCCTCCCTCGTCAAAGAATTCCGTATTTTCAAGTAAAAGATTGTCCACTTGTTGATAACGCATAGCCACCATCTGGCACCCATATGTTCTGCACAATAACGCACTTGGGTTCACTGGGTCGCCTCCTGTGTCCGGAAACACAATTGTCATGCCAGTTTTATTAAAGTCTGTTAGCTCCTGAACGTCTGGGTTATTTTTAACGTCATAGTAGCGGTATCCTCGCATAAACACCGAGTTGCTGGTTAAATTAACGTACTCTAAAAATTCTTGGTTTTGCAAGAAGGCGTCGTTACTTCTGTCCACAATTAAAATAACCTTGTTCTTAAATGTTAACAGCGGGACTGTTCCTAAATTCGTTCCCGAGTTTTCAAAGCTGTATTCCTTTCCAAGCATGATATTATCATACAACTTGAGCGTACTCGCTAAATTAGAGTACATCTCTTGGTTAGTGCTCTTAATCCGCAAGTGAATGATGAGCGGATCAGTTGGATTTGGAACAGTTCCGCTTGCAAATGCGTAGCCGCCAATTGTCTCCATTACCCCGCTAAAAGGCACTGAATTGTATGTCTCTTTAATGTAGAAACTGTCCGAGGTAGAGGTTGCCACAACAGCTTGATTATCTATTGAGTACACCTCAAAATCTAAGCAGCGAACCCCCTGCTTAAGCACCGCCTTTAGATTGCATAGGTCTACGTAATCATCCTTATATGACCCACCAGAGCACGCATTGAATGCGGTTTTAATATAATAATCATATAGGTTGCCGCTGCAATCGGAATCGTTTGAAGAAATAGGCCGGATGTTTCCGTTTAAAGTGGGATATAGGGTGTTCATATAATCGCATTCGTCTTGTTCCAAGTTAACCCGACGTTTTATGTAAACATATGCAAGTAGTATAAAAATCACGGCCACTGCAACACCAATCAATAGTACAATTTTGTCCATTCGTATTAATCTAATATAATATAATAAGTTATTTTTAGTAGGGACATATTACTAAAATACCTCCTACCAGGGCACCGAAGAAAATGTAGGATTAAGCGCGTAATTTATATTAATAGCAAATTAAGAATTAAAAAATTTATATATAATATACTTAAATATGGCTGGAGGATTAATGAACCTTGTAGCTACTGGACAACAAAATGTTATTCTAAATGGAAATCCGAGTAAGACCTTTTGGAAAGCAACATATAAAAAGTATACTAATTTTGGGAAACAAAACTTTCGTTTGGATTACGAAGGGACGCCTACGCTCGGCCTAACAAATGAGTCCACCTTCGTTTTCAAAGTAAAGCGCTATGCGGATCTGTTAATGGACTGTTACATCTCCATCAATCTGCCTACTATCTGGAGTCCGGTTTTGCCTCCACAGGCGTACACGAATCAGAGCGGTGCCCCAGAATATACAGATTGGGCGCCATATGACTTCCGGTGGATTGACAATATCGGGGCGCAGATTATTAGCCGCATTACTATAACATGTGGCAACCAAAAACTACAAGAATATTCGGGTCAATATTTGTTGGCATCTACACAGAGAGACTTTAGCGCAGAAAAGTTGGCGCTGTTCAACGAGATGATCGGCCAAACCGCTGAATTAAATGACCCGGCTAACTCGGGCGCACGCGTGAATACATACCCAAATGCATATTACACAAACAGTCCCGCCGGAGCACAGCCGTCTATCATGGGGCGGACTCTCTATATTCCGCTCGGGGCATGGTTTAACCTGGTTACAATGCAGGCGTTCCCGCTTGTTGCGCTTCAATATAATGAGCTGCAGATTAGTGTATCATTCAGGCCAATTAATCAATGGTTTACCATCCGCGATGTCATGGATTATACAAACAATTTCCCAGTCGTCGCACCCAATTTTAACCAATTTTATATGCAGTTCTATAGATTTCTGCAAACACCGCCAGATGTGGCACTCGGTCCTGCGTCATACATAGACACGAGGACTTTGTGGAATGCTGACATCAATCTAAATTGTACCTATTGTTTTCTCTCTAATGATGAGTCCGAACTCTTTGCTAAGAATGAGCAGAAATATTTGATTAAGCAGATTTATGAGACACCGTTCTACAACATTACCGGGCAGAATAAACTGAACTTGGACTCGCTGGGTATGGTAATTAGTTGGATGTTTTATTTCCAGCGAAGTGATGCAAACTTGCGAAACCAATGGTCCAATTATACAAACTGGCCATACAACCACATGCCGCAAGATGTTGAGCTGGCTCCGACCAGTGGAACGTATAACTATAAAAATCCGACCTTACCGCCGGTTCCTGGCATGGGTCCAGGTGCGAATCCAGATGGTACTTTAAGCGGTCTGCGTATAACCGGCGTTTATAACCCGCAAAATATCCAGTACATTTTGGTGGCTCTTGGTATACTTCTTGATGGCCAATACAGAGAGAATATGTTACCTGCTGGTGTATACAATTTTGTTGAAAAATACGTAAGAACATCTGGTAACGCTCCACCTGGTCTATATTGCTACAATTTTTGCCTGGATACAAACCAGATGAACCCGAACCCATCGGGAGCCATGAATATGAGCCGGTTTACTAATGTTCAGTTTGAATTCACGACTATTGCGCCGCCCGTTGACCCGTATGCCCAGGTGCTAACTATTTGCGACCCAAATACCGGCGACCTTATAGGCATCAACAAACCGACATGGCGCATTTACGATTATAACTTTAACATGTACTTGATGGAGGAGCGTGTAAATATGGTTATATTTGTCGGTGGAAATGCAGGCCTTTTGTATGCGACATAATTATGTGGGCGCGCGGTATATATATTTATTAAATTTGAATTTAAATATATATAATATATACTATTTAAATGGCAGAAGAAAGCAAGGCAATCCCGGAAGAATTTACGAAGGTAATTTGTGATTTTGTTGGTGATATAAGAACAACATTTCCCGAATATGAACCGTTTATCATTAAATGGCT